ATACCCACGTTGCCAGAGCTGTCGATGCGGAGGGCTTCTGAGCCAGCCGTTTCAAGAATCATATTGCTACTAGCATCAACCGATAATTTACCTTTTTCAGCTCCTCCAGAACCAAGTCTTAAAACAGCCGTGCCACTGGAAGGGTAAATACGAGTTTCACCCGCTATTTCTAAAGGCGCTGAAGGACTTGCGGTGCCGATCCCTAGTCGCTGATTACCATCGAACCTTGCTGCTTCAGTTCCACCAGTCTCAAACTTCAAATTTGAGCCATCATAAACGATGAAATCTTCTCCTGACTTTTTAAACCTGACTGCTGTTCCTTCCATTCTGATGTTGGCATCACCCGATGATGCAATTCCATGAATTAACTCAGCTGGTGTTGTTGCACTCCCAACTCCTAAGTTTCCCAAGACATTGAGATTGGATGGGGCTGTGTTGGATGCATTCATTGCTATTGGCAGTGTCAGCCATGCATCATTGGCACCATTTCTCAGCTTGATTATATTATTGGTTGTATCAACCCATATCATAAATGGGTACATGTTTGCTGGTTCTGCTGTACCTGAATTGGCACTGGCAATGGCAGTAAGCACATTATTTAAATCTGCTCTGACTGTTGCACCACTGGCATTTGCTATTGAATAATCTGCGACTTGACTCATTGTTTTTCCTCTAAATTGTAATTTTACCTTAAGTTGTTGTAAATCTCATTAAATTAATTAATATCCTCTAGCTACAAAGTCGAAAGTCCTTGAAATTGAAGCATCTGAGCTGTTAAAAAAGTGAATTGTAAATCCAGTATTAGAAACAGAGGCGACTGTGTAATAATCACCTGTGTCCATATCTTGTGCTGTTATTGCGACAGCTGGTGTTGTTTGTTTGAATGCATTATCAAAAGTCACTGCATATGCAGAGGCAGTTGAAGTCAATCGATCTTGATTGAACCTGAAGAAACTTTCTAATTTTCCAGCAAGTTCACTGATATAAATTTGATGCGATGAATCCTGAGTTGATACTTCAGTTTTGAATTTAAATGCTCGACCATATACAGAATTGTTTGTGAATTCAATCCAGCTTGACCAACTAGGAGTTCCCGCTGGATCATCATTGGTTGAAGCATAATACATCTTTAATTTTGCATCATCATAGAGATTCAATGAATCAAAGTCTTCCCATGTGTCCATATAAGCGACACGATTATCAAGATATCCTGAGATATCAGCTGATGTCCATGTACCAGAGCTGACCAGTCCAACATTCGCAACCTGACCATAATCAATGTAATTTGTAAACTCATATGTACCTGACTTCTCCAATTCACCCAAAGAATCGAATAAACCCCAAGTATCGAGTAAATCTGTGACATCATCGATATCAATTGCAGATTCCAATTTCAGGGTATTGTCATCGGCAATGACCAAATTCGTTTTTGTACCAGCCCATCCACTTGTTGCATAATCCTCGGTGTTTGTTTGAAAGTTGAATTTATCAAACATATTTGGTGACACAGTGTTTATGACCAATGTTGCATTGGTTGATTTGTGACCTGTTGAATCGACTGCTTTGATTAAATAAGTGCCAACCAGCAATGGCACCGTGCATCCGTTTTCATTCCCAGCGATATATTCTGCCAATATTCTTGATTCTCTCCAAAGAGCGCTGGAAGTTAGACTGCTATGCCTGATTTCATAATGACCACCGATGTTCACATCAACGTCATCGACCAGATCCCATCGCAAATGTGCTTCTTCAGAGTCTGCTCTTAAAAAGAAATTATCGACATCAGCTGGTGGATCGGTCAGCCCTGATATTTCAGCTATTGTTGAAGCCCATATTGAATAAACATTGGCATCATTTTTGGCTCTGACTCTGAATTCATAGTCTCCCGGTGCGATATCATTGAAATCGAAGAAGTTGCCTGATGTTGCACCCGGTGATTTAAATGGCACTGTACCGATTGATCTGAACTGCACTTCATATTCATCGATTCCAACACCCAAATCTTCCCAATCAGTGTTCCCAGAACTGCCAGTGAAATTCAGTCTTGCTCTGGCCTTAACACCTGAACCAGTGGTTGAAACATACAATGATTCAGTGACATTTGTGATCGCTGGTGGATTGACTGCTGGCAAAACTGTAGTGCCTCTTACTTTAATCACAAGGGCTTTATCATATGATTGAATGCCAAGACGATTGACAGCCCTGACATAAAAGAAATGAATACCAATCGGCAAGTTATCAAAGATATATTCTGTTGATTCTGTTCGATTGGAAACATGTCTTTTTTGAAATTTGCCTCTCCCACCATATAATATTGGTCTGCTGGCTCGACTCATGCTGATGACATATTCTTTGATATAAATGTCTTCAGGTGCATCCCAACTCAATGTCACTCGGTTCGTCAATGTTGGCTCGTCAAATAATATAGTTTCTTCTGATGAAAGGTTCCTGACAGCTCTGATAGCAGTCATATCAGGCAAATCAGTATTATTTGCTGCTGGAACTTGTAAGCTGATGTCATTCATAGAATAAACATCATCACTATATTCTTTGGCGGTAAATGAAATCTCATCAACATAATCCATCGATATTTCTAATACTCTGAATTTTTTGCTTGTCCATCCCATTGAAGCGGAAGTGATTGTTACCACATCTCCGCATTCGACTTGCAATGATTCCACTGTGGCTTTGAATTGCACAACCATTCCTTCTCTGGATTGATTTAGAGCCTGTCTAGCGATCATACTTGCAGTGCGGTAGTCACTGGTAAACGGAAGCTCTATTGAGCCTTCTAACAGCAAATCATTGTCATCGGCATCTCTGGCAAATGCTGAATCTTCAATGGCAAAATCATTCGCCCATTCTTCTTCGCTGTTAAAAAAAGATGCTTTGCATCGATTCCATCTTGTTGATTTGGAACCAACTGAAACCTTTAAATCTCCAATCATATTATCTGTGGTGAAACCGAATGTACTTGAATCTATTTTATCCAGCATCAATTTGTATTTCCCACCTGTAAATATTAGAAAACCTCTACAGGAAGTTAAAAGTTTGGTTAGATTATCAATGGATGTGGAATCTGTGTTTACAACTCCGTTACAGCCATATCTGATTTGATCAACATCTTCGATTGTTACGGTCTCATCACAGTAGTTGGCAGCTGTTATGAAGCTCGTATCATCGATATCAGATGTCAATATTGACCTTCCATATCTGGTATTGGTTAAATAATCTCTAATGCATAGTGCTGGGTTATTTGAATATCTCAATAATCCCCCTGATTCAATTGTAGTATCTCTGATGTCTCTGATTCTTTTTCCTGAAATATCAAAATTTATAAATGGCAATCCAGAAGTCCAAATCTCTGTGTTGTATTCGAGTCTGACGTATGCATAACACATGCCCGATAATGTGCAATTTGAACTCCATAGAGAAGTTGCATTAACTAAATCAGAATCAGCAACCTGATCATCAGCACCACTGTGAAAATTAACTTTGATATAGGCTCTGTTATCATCACCACCTCTAAACCGAGAATTTATACTGCCATTAGTGTTATACAGAGCCATGTCATTAATATAAACCTGATGCAATTGAGAAACTTCACCCTCAGAAATTGCAAAGACCAGATGAAGGAACTTATTATCAACCCCTGTGCTATGCACAAAAACTCTGGTTCCACCAACCCTTCTTCTGCCATAAATAACTGGTATCGGTGCAGTGTTGGATGGTGCATTAGCTCGAATGGAAATGCCTTCTTGCCCCATATCGCTCACTTTTGGTGCTGTGATTTTACCAAGTATCTTTTGAGCCGATAAGACAGCCCCTGTGGTGACAATGCCAGCCACAATCTTGGCAACGGTTCCACCACCAAGCCAACCAGCAACTGCTGTGAATATTCTTGCTGCTATTGATCCGGCCATTATCTGACCCTCAATGCATAATCGAAATTGAGATGAGCCAATGGAATGGAGATCACTCCCTTTTCTTCATCGGCACTCATCACTCGATTTCCCAAAACCAAATGAGCAGCTTGGAACATTCCCAAATCTTTAATCAATATGTCTCCAATACTGACTCGGTTGATGTGAATTTCATCGGCACCATTTTCATACATAGCATCCTTCAACATGAATGGATAATCTCTTTGAAATCTGATTGCTGATCGCTTGTTGTCGTATTTTCCGAGTGCTTCTTTTAATAAATCAGTACCCAACATGTGATCCATGTAATCAAGCACAAATGTATTGCAATCAAACAAACCCCAAATAAATGGCTTGCCTAAATACTTCTCAGCGAAACGATGAATTTTTATTTCATTGTAAGACACTTGGAACCCCTAATTTAGATAACTCACCACCACCGAGTTCAGCTGATGTTGCTTTAACTGGTAAAAATACAACTGAATTAGAGCCACCACCAATGCTTGTTGATGCAGCTGCTGTTGTTGTTGTAAATGTCACTGAGTCAGTATTTGGAACACTGACCACTGTATGTTCTTTATTGAGTTCAGAAGGATCCAGACTTGCCACTGGCATGGTATTGAATAAAGTGAATGTATCACCCACTGCAAGACCATGATTGCCTTCATGCAGTGTCACTGTGGTTGAACTGGCAGTGGTTTCCAGAGGAGGGGTGACGGGTGTTGCTGCATCAATTGTGACTGAATTGCCACCGCCTTTTGTTGTTGATGATGCAGTTCCAGATGATACAAAGCTGACTGTGTTTTCAGTTGCAGCTGTGATTGTTTGAGTTCCATTGATATTGGCAGCCACAATTCCACCTGTATCAACCGCCCCAGCAATGACCACTGTATCTCCAACATTTTTTGTGTTGTTCGCTATCTCAACCTGAACAGTTGTTGATCCTGATGTAGTCTTAATGGGTGGTGCTGTGACTTTTTCAAATTTCTTAACTTCTATGTCGAATGAATTATCAGAAACAGATTTGACGTAATGTATCGTATTCAAATTATCAGCTGGAATGCCACCGACAGCTTCTGCATTCTGTATCTCAACCATTTTGCCAGCCGATAAAAGATTGCCCGGCTGTGTAATGGTCACAATGTGTTCATTATTTGCTGTTGTTTGGGTTTTTATAAATGGCGTTGTTGGAATTTGCTCATTGATTGTGTATCCATTACCGCCACCATGACTAACAGTTGTTGTTATGGTTTCTGTGATCGGCACAGTGAATTTTTGAGCATCGACAACTGTGACCGTATGGGATTTGTTGATGCTGTTTTCTGGCAATTCGCCAACCGCCAGTGCATCGACTATGGTTGCTGTGTCACCTGTGGATAAATTATGATTGAATTGATTTACAACTAGAACTGTGTCCCCAGCTATCACCCCTAAACCACCGCCATAAACCTCATCAACCCAGCTTGGTATTATAGGAATAGGGTAATCTGGTATGACAATACTGGGACCACCCGGAAGCCCCGGTGGAATGGATGGTGGAACACCGCCACCGCCACCTGATGTTCCAACTCTGCCCCAATTGATTTCTTTGATGACTTGGTGAGCGTACTGAAAGCCTCGATCATTTGGAAAAAACAATGCTTGTGAATCTGTGTTGGTATATCTACCAGTGGTTTTTATAAAATCCACGAATTGATTTGCAACAGTCACCGATATGACACAATCATTGGATGATTCAATAATGTTTGGTTGATCCATTCTGCCCTGATAGATGATGATTGGATTAACAATGATTGCATTTGAATCATTTAAAAAACCTTTTCTGATGATCAATATTCGATCCATGAAAGTTTCATTCAATATCGTTGAGAGATACGCTCGATCAACACCTGATAATTGAACTTCAATTTCACCGACAGTCATTGCATTTTGTTCAGTGATGTCACTGAAGGTCAAGAAATCACCAGCTGCTGTATATGTTCTGTAATTCCAATCAATATCACGATTGGAATCTGTGAAATAAACTGTGCCAGTTGTAAATTGTATATCAACTAAATGGAATGGCTTATTTTGTGATTCAGCAATTTCAGTCAAAACTGCTGCTGTCATACCTCGATCAGCCATCAGACCACCTCAATCAATGCTATTTCATATGAATATAAGTTGCTGTAATTGGTGCCAAATTCTCTGACATCATCTTGAAAAGATACTTTGAAAGGAACACTGGCAACTGAAACTGTTGCATCACTAATGATTGCCTGTACCGCTGATGGGTGGAATTGCAGTGTTGCATCTCCGCTATCATCACTGCTCATATCTGCTGTGACCATATAAACTTTGTCATGATCACTGAATTTTATGAAATCACCTGATCTCAATATATTGGATGTGGACACTGTCAAACCATCCACATAAGCAGATGTTGACCCAACAGAAACAGTGCCATCAATTACTGGTGTTTCACCAGAGTCTCCCCGTGTGGTTGATATGGTGGGTGGAACATAAGTGAATGTCTCATATTGTCCTTTTTGTTTGACTGAAAAAGCATAAATGGGAGCAAATTCAGCCCTTGTCATAGGAGGAAATGACACATTCAGCATCCATCGTTGACCGCCTCTGGATCTTACCTGTCTTTTAAGACTGATCGTGGTTGAAACCAGAGTTGGCTCAATGGATTGAACTGAAACATCGGATGCAGCTGGTGATGATGGGAATGTACCACTCATTATGTCGCCCCTAGAATCTGCCCTCTACGTCTGAAACTGTTTTCAACAATAGAGACTATGTTGGGTGCTTGCTGTGCAATGGCCTGAGTTGCATCTTTGGAATCCCAAGCTGTGATGTTGAATGCAACATTCACATTTGTTGCACCACCTGACATTTTATCATTAGGCACGATGGTACCCGTTTGGTTTGGCACAAATAATTCAGCCCCTTTTTCTCCGACTAAATATGGGCGACCAGCTGTGACTGTTCCCCCGGCTGCTTTACCCGGTAATGAGGGTAAACCAAAGAAGCCCCTTAATGGGTTTATGATATTCATGATTGTCCATGCTTTTACCAGATCAGTGATGATCATCTTCATGATGTCTTTGGCTAAATTTTTAAAATCAAGGAACTTGTCTGATGTTGCATTAAAGAAAGCAGTGAATGAAGATGTCATGGCATTGGTTGTTGCATCTATCGCACCACCAATTGTATTGAATATTTCAGTCCATGCAGTCTCAACTGGTGCCACAGTTTCGGTAGTTTCATTTGCTACTCGATGCATCTCAGCACCCAGTTCTCTGATCTTGTCTATTGCAACTGTGAAATCGAATGGATCTTCGAATGAGCCTTTTAATAGCTGGAATTGATCAATTGCTTCACCGATTGCTGTATTGACATCATCCTTAAATTCATCCAACCCAAGCATCTTGCCAAGTCTGGAATCAGATATTTCTGAGAATACCCTCAATACAGTGAGTTTGAATTCTAAAAAACTCACCATTAATCCATGTAATGTTCGAGCAGTTGCGTTTCCAAACTCCTCAAATATTTCTATGGCAAAAATAACCGCATCAACAAATTTTCCAGCCAACTCTTTACCAAATGCCTCTGCACCATCTTTTGATTCTAAAAATCCAAATACTAATTTCTGTAAATTAATAATCATTCCGGTGAATAATGGTGCCAATGCACCAAAGAATTGATCTCTGACTGCAACACCAATACTGATGAACTCTGCCATCTTGTCGTTGAATTTAGCCACCGCATTCAGAGTTGTTTCTGATATTGCAAGACCCAATCGATCATATCTTTCTATGACTTCATTCAATACTGGCAAACCTTGA